CCGCGTCGGCTACAAACACGGTGTCGCCAGTTGCTGGACTTGCCGGAAGGGTGATCGTAAACGCCCCGCCAGAAGTATCCGCGAGAATTAGATCACCTGCGACAGCCGTGTAGTTTGCAGTTTTGACAACATACTCGGTCAAAATATCCTCTGCAGTCGCAGAGATAAAGACCAATGCAGAACCGGACAGGTTAATCGCCGCGTCAGCATTACTGCTTTCAGAGACAGTGCGAGTGAGAGTAGTGCCAGACGCCGTGTAGGTGCCTGTGCCAATTTCCCAGTTGCTGCCGTCCTCAATGACGTAGCGAACTAATTGCCCGTCGGTAACGCCCGCATCAGCAAACGTCTGATACCCATCCTCCGCTGAACCAAGTGTGATTGTCCCCGTGCCAGTAGTGGCCGTGGCTACTTTTGCGCGATTAACGAGGACAACCATGGTTTACGCAATCCTGATGATGGCGTTCGAAGCGTCCGCAGTTGGGAACACAATCTGGAAGTCACCAGCCGTCGATGTCTTATCGGCACCAAAGTCCAAAACAACAACACTGTCAGTGGTGCTCGAACCACCACCTGTAGTAGTGTTGTAGATCAACGCACCTCGCGCTGTGATCGTTGCAGAAGTAAATGTCAAATCTGCAAAATCTGTAAACGCTGTTGTGCCAGACGTTGTTGGTGTGACATTGGTCAGCGTGCCGCCACCAGCTGCATACGAACCAGAGTTACCAACTTCATTGGTCACAGTGTAGTCCGTAGTCGCTGCCGTGAAGGAAGCACTGTTAGTGTACAGAGCCAACTTGAATGTATGGCCAGTACTGTTAGTAAAGTCGTGCTTGGCTTGAAGCAGTTGCTGCTTAAAGCTCGTGCACATAAAGTTGCCGGTGAACGCCATGGTTAGAGTCTCCTTATCACGTCAGCCAGTTCAGGGTGTCCTGCATCATTTAAGGCATTATACACAGTCGTCCGGTCGCTGTGAATTGCCTGCTTTAAATAGAGCAAAACAACTTGCTCTACGCTCTTTTTAAAAGATAACGCTTGGTCCCTTATAGGCGCGGGCGCGCTATCCGACACAGATACAATTTTATCCGCACAACGCGCTGCCAGCTCTTCTGCAGTAAACCCACGGTTCTGCGTGGTGTTCACAGTGACAAGCTGTGCGTGCTGAGGAAGGTCCATAGTTCCAGTGAACATTACTGCTTACCTCTTATCACCATGCCAGTGCGGTATTGATCAGTTGTTTCTTTCGCTTCGCCCAGCATCTTCATGCCAGCAATAGCTTCTTGGAAGCGCGCCATGTAGTTCTGAACAAGATCAACTTCACCTTTCATAAACGTGTATGCCTCAATCAGAGATCCATACAACATAGCCAAATCAGCATTTTCACTGAGCCATGTTGTGCCGTCTTCAGCGCCAGCGGTTAGGCTGTTGGGGCGATAGAGATAGTGCAGCTCAATAAAATAATTGCTATCCGGCGTTGGCGCTAAGATAAAATTATCTACGTCAAACTGAGCGTAGTAGCGAGGAGCGCCAATAACACTGGAGTCAGGGTTTACTGTCTGAACAAAGTTTACGTCCTTGAACTCAACAAACTGCTTCTCACCACCCGCTGTAGTGTATGACAAGCTGTATGGAGCAAGGAAATCTGCAGGGCAAAAGACATACTGATTGCTTGCGCTAATGGTAGCGGATGCATTTTTTCTAAACAGGCTAAGCTGAACAGATTTTAAAATGCGCTCTTCAGCAAGCCGGATGAAAAGCGGCAAGTTGTTGACGAAGGTTGTTTCGTCATTTTCTGTATAGTCCTGAATGGCCTGCTTCAGTTGGGCGTATGTAAAGCTCATGTCGTAACCACCGTGACTTTGCCTATTTGCCCAACAGCTATGAGTGCTGGGCCTCTAGATGGAAAACCGCCGCCACCTACTGGAACAGTCATGGGCTCTTTGCGGTCAGGGCGAGGATTTTTAATTGCTTGAGGGTCTGGGGTTACACGCAAAGGTTCAAGCTGCGGATGCTTGGGCTCCCACTCGTCTTTGCCCACCAACATGCCTGTCCACTCTTTACGCATGTCTTTAAGGCGATACCGGAAGCCGGATCGGTCAGAAATACCATATGCATTTTTGTCTGAAGCGAACTTAGACAATTCGGTAGTTCCTCAAGCTAGGTGTGATCTGGAAAGATGCACGGTCACGGTCTTCATCCATGGCGCGCTGAAACTCTTCTTCATACACTGCCTTCAGCATCTGCACACGCTCAGGAGCGCGCTTCAGTGCGATGTAGTATGCCAGCCCAGCTGCCAAGCACGGGTAGAATCGGAATGGCATGTCCATGGTGTTCGTCATAGTGTCTGCGTCGTCAATGCGAGTTAGACAGTCATAAACCAGAACATCTGTACTGTTATCGGGCACTGGCCAGATTTTTAAGTTTGGCGTAATCTGACGATCCAAAAAAAACTGTGTTGGGCGCGCTTCTGTGGTCTTTGTCGGAATTGCCAAGTATTCATCACGGCTAATTCGATCCATGACGTAATCTGTGCCGTTACGGCGAACTACGATAGACAGAACGTCAATCACGTCATTGCCAAGATCATATTGACCGTCCGCCTGAACCACGGTGATTGTGCGCTGCGCAATTGTCCACTGATTAAGGCCACGGTTAGCCCAGTCAGCAAGCATAAGGTTCAAAGAACGCTTTGCCGTTCTTAGGTCATAACCAGTGCGTGCTTCCAAGCCACAACGCTCGAAAGCTTCTTCGATGTATTCAGCAACATCTAATTCAAAGTCTGTCGAGCCTGAAACTGCCATAGCTTACTTCCGTTTCTTCGCGGTCTTAGCGGCTTTCCTGAAAGCCTTTGCTGTAGGTGCGCCCTTGGTTCCGGGTTTGCGCATTTTCTCCCCAGAACCTTCCTTGATACGCTTTCTCTTTGCGTGGATATTGGCATAGAGTCCGGGTTTTGTCACTTGTTTGCTCATCTGAGATCTCCCTATAGGCATGTTATTTACCTGCGAAGTTAAGGACTAAGGACATAAAGAGGTCACTGTTCATAACGCCTGCTATGGCCAAACCGCCTATAAGCATCCACTTTGCCTGAAAGACTGCCTTGCGAACTTCCTTCATCTCTGAATGCATTGTGTCTACCGTTTCTACTAAATGACGCTGCTGCGCCCGCCATTCTGCAAACTCAACTTCAAGGTCGTGGATAGTCTTAGCCATTAGCATCTCCAACGCTTTCTAGCTTGCCGCAAACGGCTATTTGGGTCTTTGGCAGCTTCTGGAAACTTTTTCATCTGACCTGCGGAGCGCGCACAATATGACTTTCTACGTGATGCACGTTTACCTGTCGGATTTTTTTCGGTGACTGCAGTTTGAAGTTTAGAACCCGGATTTTTACTCCGGTATTCTTTGACTCCCTTTGCAGTCATTCCAGCGCCAGATTTGGTTTTGCGGTAATTAGCTCCCTTACCGCTAGTGGTGCGACGAATAGGAGTTTCCTTCTTGCGCGGCATTAGGTCCACTCCTCATTTTTGATAAGAATAATGTCATAAGCTGCCGTAACCAACGCATTGTTCGAGCGAACACTGGCACGAACGTCAATGTCTGTTTTTTCAGGAAGACCAAACGGGCAAGTAAATGCATAGGAATACTCAGACGATGCAACCTCGAAAGTGTGGCCGATAATGAAACGATCTCCGGGGATACGATAAAGAAAAGTTCCTGTAGCATCAGCACCATTCTGAATGGTCATCGCACCTTGAGTAAGATAGGCCGTGTATCCAGCCGGAACGGTATATGTGCCCTTGAGTGATTGACCCACCCCAGCGACAATGCGGCCAACGGTTGTCGCACCTTTCAGCACATCTATCTGACCAACATTGACAGATCCGCCATTCATGCGAACCAAGTCTATGCGACCGAAAACAGTTGAAGAAGTGTTTCCAGAGGCGGCTGTCAGGGTAATCGTGGTGGATACTGGGTTATAGTTTGCGTCTAGACCGCTGATAACTACATTCTTGTTAGCATCTGCAGCATTTGCACGGCTTACCGTTACAGTGCCTGCGGTGTCCCAAGCACTCCAAGGATAAAGCGTGTCGTCAACGTCCCAAACAGTGCCTGTGGTGTTGACAGACATCGAAGGAACTCGTGCTTGACGATGCACGAAAGAGTGGCCCGGAACTTGACCCCGGGCCACCTGAAGCTCGAATGGCTCAGATGTTCCAACTTGTGTTATGGAACGAAAATTAGCCATTAAGCATACTCTTTTTTAAGGTAAAGGATAACAGTGTAGGTATCGCCAGTCGTTGCGCCAACAGTGGTGAATTTAACGTCACCATTTTTGCCAGCACCAGCATTGTTGGTCAGGCCACCAAAAGTGGTGTAGTCATGATCACCACTTTGGTTTTCGCCCAACTCAATACAAAACTGATCAGTCGTGGCGTCCCACAGAATCTGCACCTTCATCCCAATGCACTGCCACCAGATTTTCTGAATCGTAACACCAGTGCAGGTGCGACCCTGAGAATCTGTTTGCAGAGCACTAACGTCAACCTTTGTCACTGCGCTTTCACCAGTGCCATCAGATACGTTAGTAAATTTCATGACAGCAACTTTGTCGCCATCCTGAAGTGTTTGGGAAGTTACGGCGTCAGCCATGATCTATCTCCTTAACCAGCGGAGACAGACAGAGTGCCACCGTTGTTCCAGATTGCGCCAGCAACGCCGGGATCAGAGGTCGGGATTACAATCACATTTGCAGTGCCAGTAGCAGTCAAATCACCACCAACAGTGATGTTGCTACCAACGGTGGTGCCAACAGTAATTGCGCCAGTGGTCGCGTTTTTGGTGATGGTCTGAAAGCCGTTCTCGGAACGGACTGGGCCATTGAAGGTCGTGTTAGCCATGTCATTCTCCTGTCGTGGCTAGTGTCAGCCGCACCATGCGACTGTCAGGATAATCTAACAATACAGGACTATGTGGCAAAAAGAAAGGGCCCCATACGGGGCCCCTTCCAGTGGATTTGACTGCGATTATGCAGCGCCGGGCGAACCGAAAACAGCGCGAGGATCGCTATAGCCGAAGCTGTAACGCTCACGCGCTTTGAAGCGCATGTTTCCAGTGTCGAAATCCGCTTCCATGCTGGTGCGCATGGGCGAACGCTCGAAGTGCTTGAAGCCGTTCGGAGCGTCGGTTTTGATGAAGAATGCATCAGGGTCGGTCAGGAAGTGGTTGACCGTGTAACCTTCAGGCAGCATCCCCATGTTGCGGATTGCGTTCACGTCATTGTCTGCAGTGCCGACACGCAGAGTCGATTCCAGCAGGCGGTCTGCAACGAATTGCAGCTGCGGAGGAACGATCAGCTTGGCGCCACGCAGGGCGATGATCATGTTGCGCTCGTCAACGAAGGTGGAAATGTCGATCAGAGCATTTTCCAACGAAGTTTCGTTGAGGTCAGCAGCAGTCGAGGGCTCGTTGCGGAACGTGCCGCCACCAGACAGAGGGTGTGCTGTCGAGCAAAGCTCAACACCGTCACCGCCAGCAAACGAGCTGTTGAACGCATTGTTAAGAACCGAAGCGGCTTTAACTTGCTTGGTGTGCGCCATCGAACGTGCCAGAGCACGAGTATAACGAGCGCCAAGGCGGTCATACAGGTTGTCTTCAACTGCTTCTTCAGTCAGAGCAAATGCAAGCGCAACAGTCTCGTGTGTGTAACGAGCTGTGTATGCTTCATTTGCGCTGTCGAACTGAATGCCTGCACCTTCCGACTTGGTAGGAGCATTGCCGAAGCCGACCAACATCACTTCTTCTTCAAAAGCACGATCCGAGGATTCGGTTTCAAAGATTTCAGCGTGCTCGGCGTCGTAACGCGAGTACTCCATGCCGAAT